TGCACTATTAAAATCACTGACTAAGGATGCAATAGATTTTCCTGTCTGTGCCGATAAAGTAGAAAAGTCATCTGCTAGAGCAGTAACCTCTTTACTGGTCATATTTAGGTTTCTGGCTAATGTTGCCTGTAGCTCACCAAATGCTGAACCATCAACACCTAACTGTTTAAAGGCTGCGGCAGTGCGGAGCAGTTCTTTTCTAGACTCTGCTGATTCAAATCTGAAAGTTGAAGTACCTCCACCAAGACCAACAAGTAACTCTCCTGCTGCCTCTAGTCCTAAACCAAATCTTGCAACAGATGCCTGAGCATCGTTGAGAGAAGTTGTTACACCTGCCAAGCCCTGCTTATTAAGTTTGGCTATTACTTTATCAACTTCTTTTGCGCCATCTAGAAAATCTGACATTAAGCCAGTGATAGAGAAAAGACTTTTGGTTGTACCGCCGAGGTCATTTTGAAGTTTTACTACCTCACCTTTAACTTTTTGTAATAGCGTACGTCCTTCATTGTACGCATCATTTTGAGCTTCAATTGTTTCAAGCTTCTTCTCTTCGTCCGCAAGTTCTAATTCTAGCTGCCGCTTCCTTGCACTACTAGCATTTTTAATAGCCTCTTTGAGATCTTTTATTTTTTCTTGTTGATCTTCTTCTGCTTTTGCAAGCTCACCTTTAAGTGTTAGCTGTTGTTCTAATTCTTTTGTTAATTGTGCTAACGCTCGCTCCCGCTTCTCTATGTCCTCTACTGTGTCACCACCACCAGGACCGCCTGTGGTTGGTCCCCCACCAGGCGCACTTGAACCTGAGTTCAGGCTATTGATAAGGTTTTCAATAGCGGTAATTAAATTTCGTATTGTTTGATCATCAATAGCCACTCAAGTGTGCTCCTACTTGATAGGCCATTCAATACCTGTTTCACGCTCAAACAATTTAATCTGATGTTGGAGCTTGACTCTATTCTTATAGGTAAGTGGGCTATCTAATCCATACTTTTTAATTCCGTCAATGTAACGCTTCTCAGCAGTTAGTGCACCAGTAAAGCGCATAACTTCTAATTTGTTACCACGGACCTTGACAGGTATATTCTGTCCTTTAAACATCTTCTCTAAGAGATATTGTACCCATGCTGCAAAGATGTTTAGAACGCTTTCATTTAACGTTCCACGTCGCTTTGCGCCTAGGTCTATTACTATGTTTTCAAAATCCATAATATAACACCCCATCTTATTTAGTAAATAGTTTGCTTTATATAAAACAAAAGAGGAGTTTTACCTCCCCTTTGTCTGCGCCTTAATAGCTTCGTTCTCTTTTTTGACTTCTTCTACTAGTCTTTGCAGAAACCACCTCCTTAATCGTACTGGTAGGTTGTATGCTTCTACGAAGCTCCATCCCCCATGGTACTTGAGTAGAAAGAACTCTTCATAGACACTCTTGCTATACTCCTGCGTCAGGCCAAAAAAAGCCCGCCGTAATGGGCACCTCCATTTCTGTGTTATGCTCACACGCAACACAAGTGAAGTCTGCTTTTAATTCAATGTTAGGGACGGCAGAAGCATATACCTTACGTAAGTGCCTGGCATCTAGTGCAGGCATATTCTGCACAAATGATCGGATCATGCCTCTGTCTTCGCTGCCATTGATACTAGTAATAATCATTTCTATCTGACTTGTCAAGCCGCCTGAACTAGCAACACCTGCTCTTTTCTCATTTTTTTGTCTTTGGCGACGAGACTCTTCATCTCTACCTGTTAGTAGGCGGCAAGTTACTTCTACCTTTGTTCTGGGTAACGACACCTTAAATGTATCGTGCCCTACCCAATTCACATCTTCACTTGGCTCTACAGTTTGAATAATGCTTGGTATGTCATAGCTTGCTTTATTTGTTTCCCCGCAGTTAGGGCAGTCAACAGATGCGTCGTAGTCTTCACCATAGCCTGTTACTCGTGCTGCTATTAGAATGGCATTCTTATCGCCGATTAACAAGCTTTCTGCTTTTATGGACTTGTTTACAAGTACACTGTCTATTAGACGATCTAGAACGATACCCTTACGAATAAGTGATTCTGATGTAAGAATATCTTCTTCCTTAGCAGTCATGTGACGAATCTCTACGGAAGTCTGATTAAATAGTGGATGTCCTTGTGGATAACGAAGTCCTTCTGAAGGCAAGTCAACAAATTCTGTTGGATTTGTCCAAGAAAAGGATTGGTCATTGCTTTGTTGCGCAACAGGAGCAGCAGACACTTCTGGAGTATCTGCGCCCATGTTGGCGGTTTTACGATTCTTATTTCTAGCCATGTTATGATAACCTTTCTATGATATTAACAATATCACATCTTCTATTCTTTGTTTAGCCCCTGGCTGTACTCTTGCCCTCTGAGTCTGAGTTGGCTATTCTGTCTGGTCTCACTGCTTGTGATGGATCAACTGGACCTGACTCACGGAGTTCTGCCCAATCGTATGTAATCTCAATAGTGATCTGTGAAAGATCTTCACTACCGTAGTCAAGATCACCGTAGGTTACTTTGGATAGGAAAGCATTCTTAAGTTCCCATCTTTCTACGGCTGTGCTGCCATCACCTGAAAGCTGCTCAATAACGCAACCTTCAAGTGTGTTAACAGCAACGTCTTTGGTCATTGACTGCTGTGAGCTAGCTGGGTCTGTTGGATAAACATAACCAGCGTTCTTGATCTTATTAAGGAGAGTTCTAGCAACATCAGGGTCAACTGGATCAACCAGTGTAACGCTGATAGGAGAATCCCAAGTTGTACGTCCTGGGTATCGGAAAGTGTGATTCAAAAACTGATGCTCAATAGTACTAACTGTAACACCAGGCTTGCTTACTGTCTTAATTGTGTATGCTGGAATTCCTCCGATACTAAGTAAAAACCTAAATCCTCTTTTTGGATCGGAAGTTTGGGATGCAAAGAATGCCATTATTTATTTCTCCTCTTTTTTATATATCACTTAGTCCGCAAAAGAAGCGCCTGATCTTGCAATGCTAAAGTCTATTGCGAAGAACTCGGCAGTTCTAGTTGGCTTGATAAGAACCTTAGCATAGATGATGTTACGGTCAATCAAGTCAGGTGTTGTTGTTGACTCATCTAGGATAAGTCGGAAGTCATCAATACCTAGGTTTGACTGTACACTTCTAAGGATTGGCTCTGCTTGTGCAATGAAACGGTTCCATGTTTCTTTTCTGTTTGCGGCAAACAATAGCTGACTTGCAACCCTGCTGATCTCTCTCTTGACGTAGATCATCATGCGGCGCACATTGACTCGGTCAAGTGCTGATGGAGTTGCTTGTAGTGTCTTCTGTCCGAAGATTACGATTCCCTCTGCTGGGAACTTAGCGATTGGGTTAATGTTAGCTGCATAGAGATCATCACGATCTTTTGATGTTAGTTTCTTGGTTACATCAATGATTGGAAGACCACCTGCGCCATCTGACAAGCCACCACGTTGTAGGCCAGCAGGAGCGAACCAAGGTGCGCCTACACGATCAGTGAAGGACATAGCACCTAGTGCTGGGATTGATGGTGGCAACCAGACCAACTGGTTAGTTCTGGTGTCACGAGCACGTACCCATGGGTAGTATGCTGCACCATAGCTGGTGTTGATCTCACGGTCAGTAAGTGTGTCTACTGCACTCTTAACTGTTGTACCTGCACGAGTCTGGTATGTGCTGGTATTTTCTGTCTCAGGTGTGTATACACCACCCAAGTCAATAATAGCTAGCATGTCACCACGATCTTCTGCTATCTCTAGCATCTTATCTGTAACTTGTGTCTTTGTGATGCCTGGGACAACTAGTAGGTTACCCTGAACATCTTCTGGATCACGCATCAAGTCCAAACCTCTAACAACTGAGTGCAGGGCATAACTTGTAGTTTCTGTTGTACCCATGCGAGCATTGTTAAATGGCTCTGGCTCGGTGATGTCTAGACCATCATGTCCGCCATGAAGGACTGTTGTAAAGCTATCATATCCCTGATCAAGGATAAGATTGTATGCTCCACCTGTCTGCTCGGCTGTGCGTACACCTGCGGTGCTGATTGTTGCACCTGCGGTGAATGACAAGCCTTTCTTGCGGAGACCAGGGTAGTATTTAGCTGCTGAGCCATTACCTGGAAGTGGACCTACATCATCTAGTGAGAACACGAAGGAGTGAACTTGTGCTGTTGATGTAGCTGCGTCAGTTTCTGCTAGAGCACCAACAACGTCAAACGTGTCGGGTCTTACGTGTGGCATGTCTAGTGCTGCCTCTGATGTGTA